GTAGAGGGTGGCGGTACCCAACGGGATCTATTGAGAACGCACAGCGATTTTGTGGCACCTACGCACCTCGTTTTAAAGTTTTGACCGCTATGTTGTAAGCTTATCCGCGGACATGACGCTGTTGCGTTAAGCCCAGCCGCCTTAGCTCAGTCGGTAGAGCGCTTCACTCGTAATGAAAAGGTCGCGAGTTCGATTCTCGCAGGCGGCTCAATAAAACCCCAGCTAGAAGATAGTTTCTAGCTGGGGTTTCACTTGTAAGTCTTCAATAATGTGTTGCGTATTGTTGCAGGTGATTGCTTCTCGTCCCGAACAAAACCCGAACAAAACCCGAACAGATTAAACGGCCCGAAGCCCACGCTCACTACGCCTACGCTCTCGCTCTGCCAGCCTTTCTCGTTCACGCTGCATATGGGTGCTCATCGCGCCGGGCACGTAGTCAAGACCAGTTTCCCAGAGGTGAGCATAAACATCTAAGGTCATTGCTGCGCTAGCGTGTCCCAACATTAGCTGGACGGTTTTCACATCAGCACCTGCGGCGATGGCTAGGGAAGCCGCTGTATGTCTAAGCTCGTATGTCTTTAATTTCGAGATATGTGCATTGTCGCAAACGGTATGCCAACGTCGCCGCCATTTTGTCGAGGTCCATACATGACCTATTTCGTCAGTGAGCAGCCAGTCGTTGGGGCCCTTATTCTCGGCAGCGTCTTCAAGATCAAAGAGAAGATCACCACCAATGGGTACATCCCGGTGGTTCCTGGTCTTGGTTTCATCTGGGCGCCCAAGGTCATCGACATCTCGACGGATATATAGGCGACCGCGCAGTGGATCGAAGTCCTTTACTTTGAGGCCTTTTGCTTCCCCCGGACGAAGCCCTGTGAAGAGCAAAACGTTAATCATGAGCGAGACTTCGGGCATAGCATGTGCAGCTGCTAGAAGACGGTCTATCTCACGGACCGTGAGATAACGGCGCTCTGCTTTGCCTTGGCGGGGTATGTCATTAGACCGGATCTTGTTTTTCCCAATAATTTCTAAATCTTCTGCTTGATCAAGGAGAGCTCTAATAACGATGCCGATTTTGCGCTGCGATCCTGATCCAATGATGCGAGGTTCTTTACCTTTGCTACTTTTCGTTGTGACAGTTGGGATCCACGCCGCGACTTTAGCTCGTTCAATCTTCCAACAAGGGACGCTGCCAAAAACGGGGTCGATGTGTTTCCAGGCTGCCTCATAGCCGGCTTTCGTGCTGGATGCGCGTCCCTCTTTTGAGGCTATCCATACATCCCACATATCTTCCAGAGTGATCTCGAGTTTGTCTTTAGTGATCCAGGTGCCGTCAGCTTGTCCGACTTCTGTGCGGGCAGCATGGAGCTCCGCTGCGTCTTTGTTATCAAAAGATCTGGTTGTTTCATTGCCATTTTCAACCCAGACGGCTTGCCAGCGTTTCCCCTTGCCCCATCGTGCTGATCGCACTTTTTTAATACGTGAGGTTTGATCTGGGTTTTTCTTCATCCAGAGATCACGGACGTATGCCATGAGGTACACTTCTTCCTTGTCCGGGCAGACTCGTCTCATATAGGGAAGAGTTCACCTGAGCTGGCTCCCTTTCACGTCCTCCGCCAAGATGACCGTGGAAGGGAGTTTCTTAGTTTTCGGCGTTGTTGCGTTGGTTAGCCAACCGGGCGGTCACCTCGATTGAGTGCTTTGACTTCTGCTTCAAGTGCTTTCATATCCATCGTGTTTACCTCTGCATCGAGACGTAGTTGGTAAGAATCCCACTCCACCTGTGCCTTTGCGGTTGCTTGCTTATGGCTTCGTTTCCCGCAACCATGAAGAACCTCGCGCTCATTAAAGACAAGCCATGCGTCTGTCTTCTTTACCCAGTCATCTAGCAGGAGGGTCTTTTTCCTCTCTGCTTGATCTTCGGCGTAGTCGAGGAACATTGACGTCAAGCGCCGCATTTGTCGGGCTTCGTCTTCATCGAGGAAGTTCTTAGCTACGTTCATATCGCCCTTGTGAGGCTGTTCGCCGGCCCAGCTGGTTAAGCCCGCGTTCGGCTTTGTGTGGTCTGCACGCAGCCAGATTAGTTCCGCGGCGGTATGCCCATGGGTTGCGACGTGGAGCCGATTCTGGATTCCTGCGAAGAAGTTTCTAACTTCTTGATAGGATTTGGTTTCTTCATAGTCGGCACTGGTAGCAGCGATGACGTCGCAGATCTTGCGGAAGAATTGGCGCTCGGAAATCCTGATTTCACGGATCCGCTCAAGCAACTCGTCGAAGTGCGTATCTACTCCATCATTCTTTAGACGTTGATCGTCTAGTGCGAAACCTTTGGTGAGGTATTCGCTAAGGACTTCTGTAGCCCATTTGCGGAATTGCGTCCCGCGCACGCCCCGGACTCGGTACCCAACCGCGAGGATCATATCCAGGTTGTAGTGATTGGTAGACCGGTCCTGACCTTGCTGTTGTAAAAGTTTTTTACATTTAGTTTGGTCCAGTTCTCCGTCACGAAATATTTCACGAATATGGTGATTGACGGCTGCTGCACCAACATTGAATAGCTGTGCCATTTGAGTGGTATTGAGCCATGCAGTGCCATCGTTGAGTTGTAAGCGCACTTGAGCTGCACCATCTGCGGTGGTGTAGATAGCCACTGGGTCTGGCTTAGTCAATGGGGTATTCTCCTAACTTTCACCTCTTCCGCCAAGATGACCGTGGAAGGGAGTTGTTTTACTTTTCGGAAATTCCGAACAACCCCCGTTCGACAGAACTGAGGTGATTGACGAGGTTATGCAATTCTCCTGTGTAAGAAGTCAGCATGGGACTCGATGTCGGCTTCTCTAAGGAGCTTGATACCTAGGTTTTCCCAGCGTTGCGTAAGTACACGGAATTGTTCTTTGTTCTTGTTCTGGGGGCTATTCCGAAGGACTGCAACAACATCGACATTCTCGTTGATGCTCACGGCTTCTTCATTGAATAACAGATGGCCTCCTTTTTCCCTTAAACGAGCAACTTTGAGCTCCCAGGCTTCGGCACGCTCGAAGGATTGCTGATCAGTGATATTGAAGGCTTGGTTAAGCTCGTAAACTTCTTCGTTATTGAGGACAGCCACGTTGAGACCAAAGGAATAAGCAGAGGTTTCTACGCGTGGATCAATTTTTGTGATTTCCGACAGTACTGGGTCATTGGTGTATGCGGTTCGGATCCTTTTCCTGATTTGTGAAACCGTGGTGCGGGTTTCTCGGACAGGTTCGACTCCAATGAACACTTCGAACGCTAATTCCGTAGCATGGTCGAGATTATCAGCGTCTATAACTCGGGCTCGATCGACTCGTATGAGGTTATTCCAGTGCTGGTTGAGCAAGGAAAGACGGTTCGGCAGGTGAAATGATTCACTGATTTCCAACGAAGGCTGTGCAACGACGTGATCTTCCACTTCCTGCATGAGGACCTTTAGTGAACGCTCGATGGCTCCTACGTTGTCGTGAACGTTGAAAACAGATTTCACATTACAGAAGTGAGTTTTGAATCGTGCAGTGAGCGGATCGTAGACGATTACGCCGACACCAATTGAGGTCACACTCATAGGGCGGGGGACTACGCGGATAGTCCAGACATCAAAGCGCATGTCATCTCCTTCCTGCTGCCTGTTTATGAGAATTCAGTATGTCACGGGCATAGTCTATTCTGCCGATTGCGTAGTTAACGAGTGTAGCTATTTCAGCACGAGTGACCTCCCACTCCTCGGGTAGTTTTCCGCAGATTTCATCAATAAGAGAATTATCTAGTTTATCGATTACCGCGATGGCCTTGTCCCAAGATTCTGCTGGTATGCGCGCTGTAAGTCGTGGAACCTGAATACGACCAGATAGTTGCTCTACGGGGCTTAGTTGCCAAGGGAACGGAAGAGAATCGAACCAAAAGCCATGGTCGATAGACCAGATCTCGTAGTCATTATTAGTATCGTAGAGAAACTGAAGATCCTCCTGAACATTGCACAGCGCCCATAGCGCAATGAGCTTAGGAATCTCATTGTGATTGCTGTCATCGAGAACATGATGAATAGCCGCCGGCTCAGTCTCAAGAACCGCCCCTTCGAGATCGAGGGAACCGAACAATGGCGTGCCATCTAGAGAATACCTGCGAATACTATCTCCAACACGGTATCCAACAAACGTATCCGGAACATGGATTACCGCCCATTCACGAACACGCGCACCAATACGTTTGCCAATCTCACTAGCAACGACCTCATTGATCGTTGATTCCCGCCCATGATCATTAATAAACCGCTTGCACCAGTAAACATTTCCGTCACTTGCACGAGCTGGAAAAGGCCTTGTCCCAGTATCCGCAATTTCCCCAGGCACCTGCAAATAAATAGGCACTTCTTTTCGGGAGCGGTGCTGTTCCATAGAAATAATATTGCTGTTCATGACTTCTGTCCTTGTCTTCGGGTCAGCAAAGCAAACACGATTGAGTCGTAACCCGCCCACGTGCATAAAGATCCATCCACACACTCAACAGATGCGGGGTAACACCAAGCTCAGCAGCTATCGCAGGCGCAGCCCAGTCATACTCACTGCCAATACTCTTCAAACGATCACCATCGATCAACACCCGCGCAGCCCACTCATCAGCCTGCCGCTCCGCGCCGGGAGTTGAGCACCCATGCCCGTAGTGGGCATGGCCGAGTTCGTGGGCGATGGCACAGTGGCGGGTGACTGGATCAAGACCGGTTTTGATGAAGACTGTTTGTGTTGGTGGGTGAAAGCAAGCGTTGAGGGTGCTTCCCAGCTTGCTCGTCTCGATCACTGTGATGCCCATGTTGTGGGCGAGTGTTTCGAGGGCTGCTTCCACAGGACTCATTTGGGCTCCTAGGTGTAGTTTTCTTCCAATGGATCGGTAGCTTTCTGCGCTGCGATCTTTTCAGTCCCGGCATTGATGCCGTTGAGGATGGCATCGTAATCGGGGGTTGCGACATGCGGGGGTGAATCAGGGGAGGGGTTATGGGCTTTGGCTTTTCTACGAGCTGCGAGCTCGTTGCCCATCGAGTGGGAAAAAGTTTCTTCCCATGCGGCTTCTTCACTATTGATACGCATTGCAAGTTCATGGATCAGCTCTTGGTCTGTGAGCCTAGCTGCGAGTTCGTCATCTTTTCCTCGTACCTCGGCATCTGTCAGATATCCAACGCGAATGAGCGCATCAACAGGATTTTTGCCGTATCCACGGGCTATGGCAATCACATTGCCTTCTGACAGAACACCTTTGGCGAGCTGACGGTTCAGAGTGCTAGTTGTTATGCGGGCTTTCTCTGCTGCGGCCTTCTCCGTGTCCGTTCCAACTATTGAACGGTACCAATCAGTGTGATTCCTCATGTATCCCATTATGCACAACGGGTTACGTGTGTGCAATATGCGAAAGGTTTTCAACGTGCGATTTTGTTAGATTTCGCAAAATGAGATGTGCATAATGGGATAAGAATGCAAAATGCACACGGAGGTTAAATATGGAATACCGAATCAGGCCAAAAGTGCTTGATCTGATCCGAGAAAAATTTGAACTCAGCTCAGACGAGGCAATCGCAGCAAAAGCAGGATTTTCCCTCGGCACCATCAGTAGAGTGCGTCGAGGTCACGACGTGAAACTTGGGACTGCCATAAAACTGATGGATCTAGCAGGCATAACAAATATTCATGAAGCCACCATAAAACTATCCTCAGTCGCCTAAGCATGCCGGGAAAGAAGAGAATCACCGTGGATCCACCGAATGTAGAGATTTCATTGCCAGACGACAATGAGTTTTACGAGCGACAGTACGAGACCCTGAAGCGTGCGCTACTCGCTGCTGAGTCGGGCTTCGAGTTGGTTTTCAGCTTCGCCGATGGGCATAGCCATGAGTGCGGATCCCTGTTTCATTCTTTTGATGACTTCGCGCCCCAAAGTGTCATCATCGGCATCTTCTATAGCCGCATCCATGGCAAATTCCTTGAGATCATCTTCTGTCACAACGTCTAAAGCGATAAGCGCTGGGATAACACTGACCTGATAAGCGCGAGCGATCTTAACTGCAGTCTCAACGGTAACCGTGCCATCACGGCGTTGGCGGCTAAGAGTGGATTGACCGATCTGTGCAAGCTTGCCGATCTCCCTATCTGAGGCGTTGCCAACGGTCCTTCGAATCCAGAGTTCAATGCGTTCCATGAGCTAATAATGACACAGAAGTGTAGCAAAATCAACACAATTCGAGCTATTGAAGGTTGACATATTGAGTTATGTTTGCTTCAATATGAGCTGAAAGAACTTCAATAGAGGGGTTGAACATGGCAAATGTAAAAATCAGAATCCGCGATGGCCTCATCGATCGTCTCCGAAGTATGAGTGGAATCACTAGCGATGAGGCTTTCGCACGAACAATCGGAACCAGCAGAAGCACGCTCGTGGATGTCAAAACCGGCGAACGTGAGCCATCCCTAGCTTTCGCAGTAGGGATAGCTCAAGCATTCGGGCTAGGACTATCAGAAATCGTCGTCTGGGAAAGCGCTGAAACCGCAGCTGCCTAATCGCGCCGGGGAAGAAGAGAATCACCGTGGACCCACCGAACGTAGAGATTTCAATGCCAGACGACAATGAGTTTTACGAGCGACAGTACGAGACCCTGAAGCGTGCGCTACTCGCTGCTGAGTCGGACTTCGATCGCCCGGAGATGACACGGTGGGAACCGACCCAAGACAGCAAAAAGCAATCGCTTGGTGCTCAGAGAAACTACGCCGACGCGAAGCCTACAAAGCCTACAAAGTCGAATTGATCTACACACTAGCTACGCGAGCGGGACTGCTCATTAAGGCCTTCCGTAACCGCAAGCGATAGATACCACATGGCATCAGCCATTTTGGCGGTTTGAACTTTATCCATAATTTCACCTCACTTTCTAAAGGAGAGAAAATGCAGGTAGCACTAATGGTCCTCAGTATTATTTGCTTGATTTTTACCGTGATAGCAGCGGTTTATACCTATTACGAGAACAAAAAGTTTAGGAAGGAACACCACCTCGACGATTAAAGCTCAGCGATCACCCGTCGTTGTTGTGACTCGCCTCTGTCATCTTTCCAATGAATATCGTATGCGTCGCCACGACGTACTAGCACGCGATGGCTATCACCATGGTTGAGAAGATCAGCTTTATCAGCTCGCATTATCCGAGTAGTCGAGGAGTTTGCTGTGCGGATTTCCACATCAGTGATTGAGTACCCAGTTTCATTGACGATGGCGTAAGCGGCTTCTCTGATGTGCCTTAACGAAACATTTCGGCGGGTAGCAGCTTCTCGGTTTTGCTCGATAACTGACAGTGATTCTTGTGCTTGCGCGATCTTTTCTTGAGCATTGGCCGCTATCTCAGCGCTATGCGCAGCTTTTTCAGCGCTTTCTGTTGCATCCCGTTGAGCTTCAGCAGCTTCAATACGAGATTTTCTAGCTTCAAAAGCTTGCCAAGCGGCGAAAAGCGCAGCAAGAAGCGCGATGGCCATGCTTATGACAGTTGCAATATCCATAGACGAATAATCGCATGTTCAGCGTTCTACAGCGTTTTGTGAAAGGAACTACTTATGGCTTGGACAAGGATCAACAAAGAGCTACATGGTCGTAGAAAGGTAATCGACCTAACCGGAGTGATGCCGAAGCAACGGCGTCCGAGCCAAGTTGAGGCACGCCGAGAACTTGAGCGAGCAATCGCACGATTAAAACAAGAAAAAACTGGGTTCGGCGTTTATGACGCAGCAGGCGTTCCAGAGGAATGGTTACCGCTGATCACGGTACGGCTCAAAGAAGTCTTTTGTGCTTTGCTCCGTTTCCAGCGCGAGGTCAACGCCGTCGTAGCAAGCGACCCAGACTTCGCCACCGTCCGCAAGCTCGAAAACCTCAAAGGGGTCGAACTGCTCCAGCATCGAACCGCCGGGGAAATCTTGGAGACTGCCTTGGGCCTGTCCGAATAGGCGCCGGCTGAGGCGGTGGCGGTAGTGCGAGGAATGATTCAAACGCTCGGTGATACGGAAGTAGACGGAAACAATATCTGAGGTCGCCAGCGTGTAGCGCTGACCACCGTAAACAAAAACAACTTTGGATATATCAGCAGCATAAAGGAAAGAAAATGCAGAGTTTATTCAGACTCCGAGTCAAAGGTACCCCGCTTGTTGAACTTCGGGTCGTCCCATTCGAAAAAGATAGGTTCACCGTCGTCCATGCTGACGTCAAGGACCCTGTAACCGTACATGCGGTCACCATCGAAGAGATCCATAACTTGATGACGCTCCTTTTCCGTCAAACGCTCAGGGATCTCGGGGTCAGCAGGATCGGGAAAGACGAACTGGACGTCGTAATCAGGCTTGATCCACAGGCTCGGGAAACTGGACGTCCGAAGGTTAAGCGGTACACCGCCCTCGTTGAGGGAATTCACAGCGTAAGAGATCCAGGGGAAAGACCAGTACGGCATCTCGTATTCGTAACCGTTGATATTCAGCGTGAAAGTTTTATCGCTCATACAAAAAGAGTAATCCGCAGGATCAAACACGACAGCAGATTCCATCGAAAAATGAAGCATCTTTCTGAAAGGAGGAAGCGAGATGGAATTAAAACCCTTTAATTTCCGTGGACACAATGTACGAGTCTTAGTCGCAGAAAATGGGGAACCGCTGTGGGTAGGGCGAGACGTATGCACAGTTTTAGAGATCAAGAACTCTAGGGACGCGCTGTCGAGGATCGATCCAGAGGGAGTCGGCATTGCCGACACCCTTACACCAGGAGGCACGCAAAAGCTCAAAGTAGTAAACGAATCAGGATTATACGAGCTTCTTTTCCAATCGCGCGTTCCTCAAGCAAAAGAATTCCGCCGGTGGGTCACCGGAGAAGTCCTGCCAGAAATTCGACGCCACGGAATGTACGCAACAACAGCCACGGTAGAGCAAATGCTCGCTGATCCAACAACAACAATCAAACTTCTGGAACAGATCAAGCAAGAGCGCGAACAACGTAAAGCACTCGAAGCGCAAGCAGCGATCGATAAACCAAAAGTGGCGTTTGCTGACGCTGTTGCCGATGCCAGCACCGACATTCTAGTCCGTGATTTGGCCAAGATTCTGCGCGGCAACGGAATCGATGTTGGTGGGAATCGTCTTTTTGCCTGGCTTCGAAAACACAAGTACTTGATGGATGGACCAGCGCATATCAAGCACACGCCAACACAAAAAGCGATGGAGCTGGGTTTGTTCAGGATCAAAGAAACCGTCGTGACCAGATCCACCGGAAGGGTCTCCATCACCGTGACACCGAAGGTAACAGGAAAAGGCCAAAGGTATTTCGTCGAGCGGTTCCTCGATGGGCGGTTCGACATCAACGATATCAAGACAAATAAAAACCGACCTGGTGCAACAGGTCGGAAATGACACTCAAGGAAAAGCATCTATGGGAAATATTACCACCATCGACCGATGGCTGTCGCCATCGCAAGCTGCGGAAATCATTCCATATTCCGCGTGGCAGATCAGAAAATTCTGCCGCCAGGGAAGCCTCAAGGCCACGAAAAAGAAGGGATCAAATCGAATCCTGATCCGGTATTCCGACCTCATGATTTTTGCTCAGACCGCTTGAGAAAGAAGAACAATGATTGCCACCCTCACCGTCGCACTCGTCGTCACCATGCTGATCACTGTGTGGCTTGCTCTGCAGCTAGCGAACCTCTCAGAAACCATCATTGACCTTGTAGATGCATCGAACGATATGGACGTCGAGCTTAGGGCACATGCTTTGCATATTGATGACATTTACAACGAGATGACGATTCCTCGGCCTGATTACCCAGCCTTATATCTTCCAAGGTCAAAAGTGAATAGGAAAAGAGATATGACACACGCACTTCAAGAATCCGGGATCGATATTCACCTCGCGACCTGCCGGGAGGATCTTCTCGCTGCAGCACCACGCTTTTCCGGAAACTCACCCCTGCCGAAGCAGACGACATGACCAGCGAAGTGATCAGACTTTTGAAAAGAAACGGCTGGACCCACCTCAAAATGCCAGTTTCTGCCTTCCTGACCATCGCAAATTATTACGCACGGTAACGGGAGAAACCTATGAACGAGGAACAGGCCGCCGAGGAATGGTGGGATTGCCTTCCACCAAAAAGAAAAACCCAAATCTGGAAGTGGATCGTCTCACCATCGGGTGAAACACCACAAATCCCAGGACAAATGGAACTTCTAGAAAAAATCGAGGAAAAACAATGAACCAGACGAAAAGTAAACCACAGGAACAAACACTTATTGTTTGCCCCACGGACATGCTCAATCGTGCATTAAAAGCAGCAAAAACGATTGCAGGAAATAAAGACCCCTATGACGTGATTCAACTACGCCCCCACGGCGAAGAAGGCCTTGCAGTGTGCGCAGTCAACGACAAAACAACCTTTGTAGCTAGCATCGAGACCGCCACTTACACCATCAGTAGAGAATCAGACGAGATCATAGAATTCCCGAAATCAGTTCTACCTGCCTTCATCATGGCAACATCAGGAATCACAAAAGACAGTGATGTGGAACTTCTCACCGGCCTGCACGTGGCAGAAAACCAGATCACGATCACTGACGAAACCGGTATCGGTCTTGATATCGCTTTAGTAAAAGTGAAAAGAAATCAAGACCCAGCAAACATCGGTGACCCCAGGGCAACCATTACACGGGCGATGAAGCAACTCAAGGAAAACTCCGACCCCGGACCCGTCCGCCCGCTTCCACATCAGATCATGGCAGTGGCAAAAGCCGCATCATGCATGGGAAGCCGCCCTGAAATACACCAGCGCTCCTACATTCATCGAGACACCGCAGCTCTAAGAATCGTCGCACTGACACCGACATGGGCCATGAGCGTCCTAGACAAAGCCGAAGAACCACAAAAAGAAGAATCACACAACGAAGAAGGAAAACTCCGCGTTGTTACCTCACGCCCACAGAAAGGAATCTCATGACAGAGGACAAAGCTCTCTGCCGGCGCAACCGCACAAAAGGAAAACCATCCCTGTGGGACGACCGCCTACCCAACGAAAAAACCGAAGACCTTCTGAAAAGAAACCACCAAGCCCGACTCCTCTGCAATCAATGCCAGCTCCTCGACCAATGCGAAACATACCTCACAGAATTCGAAAAAGAAGGCCTACCAATCGCAGGAGTCATCGCAGGAAGATACTCCGACGTCAGAACACACCACAACAGCGACAAAACAACAACCCAAACCACCTGCAAAACCTGCGAAATAAAACTCATCCCACAAGCAAGAAAAAACAAAAAACCCCACAAAAACATAGCCCTGCATGCTGGCGAAGGACTCTGCACACAGTGCTTCCCCAAATACTCACGCACAGCACGCAAAACCGCATGATGACCACCCAACAGCAAGGAAACAACAATGGCATGGAGCAGACTCGGCGACAACATCGCCACACACCCGCTCATGGCCAGACTCCTCACCTCATGCGACTTCGACCACCAACTCAAAAACGAAGCCTTCGGCGCACTCGTACAACTCACCTCTGCCAGCGCAGCCCACCTCACCGACTACATCGTCGAATACGGACACATGGCCCAAGTCGCGCCGGGCCGTGAAAAAGTGATCATTGAGGTTCTTTCTTCTGCCGGTTTGCTTTTCAGAGACGAGGAAGAAGACGGGCGGAAGGTTTTGCGGATCGTTGATGACGTCGAATTCCTCCACAACCGGAGTAAAGAGGAAGTTGAAATCGATCGCCGTCGTGCAGCAGACAAGAGAAATCCAGAACTCATACCGGCGGTCCGTCATCGCGATGGTGACCAATGTCGATGGTGCGGGCGCACCGTGAATTGGAAGGACCGAAAAAGCTGGCGGGCAGCAACAATCGATTCACTCAATGCGCACAAGGAATCAACGGTGGAAACGCTCGTGGTTTCTTGCAAAAAATGTAATTCAAAACGCGGCGCAGGAGAAGAGCTTGAACTCCTTCCTGCTCCTGAAAAAGGAAAGTCCTACTACTCACGCCACACAGTTGATTTCATCAACAGCTCACACTGGGCCCAAGAGAACGGAATCCAGATCCACACAGCACAAACCGAACTTCCCATCGATACCTCGGCAGCGCCGTCAAGGCAGCAGCAGGAGAGTAAGGCAGCAGCGCCCGTGGTGGCAGCAGCGCCGACTCTTCGGGCAGCGCCGGATGCTGACGCGCCAAGTAGCGATGAAGCGGAAATGCCGGATTGGGTAAGGGAAGCACTAATCGATAATGACACCACCAAGGCAGCGCCGGGTGGGGTAGAAGGTATGGCAGCGCCGTCAAGGCAGCAGCAGGAGAGTAAGGCAGCAGCGCCCGTGGTGGCAGCAGCGCCGACTCTTCGGGCAGCGCCGGATGCTGACGCGCCGACCCGAAACCATGTTTATAACGATTTGGTAAAACCTACGACGGATCAAGCACAAATCACAGATCGCCAGGGTGACGGATCTAGATCTCTCGGGACGGGACGGGACGGGCAGAGACAGGCTGGGACGGCAAGGAAGCGCCGCAGGCGCAGAGGCCGTCGTGGTGGAAGGGAAGAAAAGAATGGATGATTGGCGCCTGAATGATTTTGGGAAAGCTTTATATCTTTTTGAAAAGCTTGGTCCTTTGCTTGATGACATTATGGTCCCTGCTCAAGGGCAGGATGTGAATGGGGGCAGTGGCTCTCATCGAGGTTCATCACGTCCGCCTTTGAGGATTCCTATTCTTGATCTCAAGATGGAAACGGAGAATCTTCTTGCATTTTGGGCAAGAGCCCTTGCCCGCGAAGTCGGCCAAGAGGTCGCACTGTATCCTCGGCAGATTGCTGGTCTTGCTGCATGGATGCAGGCGCGGCTTCATGTGTTTGCAGATGCTCCAGCTGCCACTGTGGCTGCAGAGGAGATCATCGCTCAAGCGCAGTTGCTTGATTCAATCTTTGCTGATGACACTCCGGTGGAAGGTTCGTGTAGAGAGATGGCTGCGGCATGCAGGCAGCGTGGGCATGATCTTTCAAAGAGCACTATCCACCGGTGGGTGCATGATGGGCTTATTCCTTCACGCATTGTAGAAGGCGTCGTCATCGTGGCGTTGAAGGATGTTATGAGCAGACTGTAGGGCTCGTAGACTTGTGGGACACTTATGTAGTAAGCTGACGCTCGTATCACCTGGGTCCAACCACAATCATGTGGCTGGGCCTTTTGTCATGCATCGACAAAGATGCGAGGGGAGGACAAACGATGGGGTTTGATTCAAGGGCTGCGAAAAAACTCAAAGCAGTGTTCAAGCAGCAATGCCGTGACACAGGCGCCGTGTGTTGGTTGTGTGGGCAACCCATCAATTACGATGCCCCACCGAACAGTCGAGATTCCTTCGAACCAGATCATTTTTATCCACAGTCCACACATCCTGAGCTGGCTGAGGACCCAGAGAATCTTCGTCCGTCGCATTGCTCGTGTAACCGCTCTCGCAAAGACGGAGTCCCAGCACCACGCCTTGGCAGTTTATCTGAGCAATGGTGAGCAAAAGATCAGCTAGGGAAGGGGGTATCACAATCACGAGAGTAAAAAAGCAAGGCCAGGTGAGGGTGGGTCAGCTGGCCTCTCTCCCCGCAGATACTCCCCCTTACCCCGACCCTCAATAACACACCGAACTCAACGATTGGAGGTTGAAGTCATTTGGCTACGAATTCGCGCCGGGTAGGCGAACTGGAGCAAGCATTTTGTGATTCGATCGTTGCGTTGGAGGCAGACGGCATTGCGGTGCCGGAAAAGTATTCAGCAGTGGTGATGCTCGGAAGACTCTATGCATTCAATATTGACGAATCCGTGAACACTGATACCGAGCAAGCCACCAAAGCGTTGTACTTGGGCCCGCACTTGATGGGTGTCATGAAGCTGCTTGGCACGGCTCCGACAGGGGCAATCGGGGAGGATAAAACTACTGCACCATCCAACGTTGTTGCTGATCGAATGAAGGTGCTCGAAATCATGAAGGAGTACAAGAAACAAAATGGGGCGTAAAGGGAAAACGGAACCACGTTTTTTCCCTCCACCGCTTCGTGAGCTGAGCCCAAAAACGTCAGCAGGATTCGAAGTCATCGAATTCGCAAAGCTTCTCGGAATCGAGTTGTACCCATTCCAACAATGGGCACTGATCCATGGTCTAGAGCTTCTCGAAGACGGCTCATTTCGTTGGCGTGTCGTCGTCATTGAGGTTGCCAGGCAAAACGGAAAGACCATGCTGATGGTGGTTCTTGGTCTCTGGAGAATCTTCCAATACGGAGCATCCCGTGTTCTTTCTGCAGCACAGTCGCTTAGCGATGCCGAAGACACCTTGAATGAAGCATTCCTGATTGCAGCGTGGAACCCAGTGCTGCGAACATTTCTGCCAGACAACCCACGAAGTGAGGGAGAAGATGATAAATTCAATGGCGCGTGGCGATCCCGTGCAAACGGCAAAGCTTCGATGAAGCTTTCATCAGCACCTGTCCCTGGGATCTTGGACGTTGCAAAAACTATGCCGATCTGGTCACTAGCTGTCACTTCACGCAAAGGTGGACGCTCCAAGTCAGTCGATCTCGCGCTTCTCGACGAGCTCCGTGAACATCTCGACTGGGAAGCTTGGAACGCTATCGTCCCGACGTCAAGAAACCGCCCACAATCACAAGTCTGGGCATTCTCCAACGCAGGAGATCAATCAAGTGTCGTTCTGCGCTCACTTCGGGAATCTGCAATCAGACAGATCGACGACGGAAGCGTCACATCGAAAACAGCTTTTTTCTCATGGTCAGCAGACCCAGAAGCAAGCATCCTAGACCCAGAAGCCCACGCACAGGCCAACCCATCAATGGGGTACTCCAATATCACTGCCGAATCAATCATGGCAGAAGCAGAAGACGCACTATCCGGCGACAATGAAGCCGGATTCCGCGCCGAAGCATTATGCCAGTGGCAACAAGTCATCACCCCAGGCAAGATCCCAACGAAAATCTGGGAATCTCTCACAGATCCAGAATCCCATCGCGCAACAGACGCACCCGTCCACATCGGGATCGACGTTGCTTCCGATGGGCGGTTCTCCCACATCGCGATTGCGTCACAACGCGAAGATGGGCTGTGGCACATCGAGATCATCGCATCTCGCGCCGGGTTTAAGTGGGTGCCGGAATGGCTTGGGCGTCGAAAAGCAGAGGCATGGTTTCCCGGCAAGGTTGGGATGCAGATCAAAGGTTCTGCATCGGCCAGTTTGGTTCCATTGGTGGAAGAAGCTGGCATTGAGGTTATCCCGTGGCAAGGAACATCGATGTCCGCATCGGTGCTTGGCTTTATTGACGAGATTCGGAATCGAGGACTCAGGCACAGATCGCAGCCAATCCTCAATGTCTCTATTGAAGGCGCAATTGACCGACGTCTGGGTGACATTTCGATCTGGGATCGTGTGAAGTCTGCGACTGACGTATCTCCAACAGTGGCTGCGAATATCGCATGGTGGATGGCCACACGCCCCGACGATGACCAATTTGTTTCTGCTTATGCGGATGAAGACTATGACACAGCCATCGATTATGACGGCGACGATTACGACGATGACGATTATTTGCTCATCGTCTAGGAAGGAGGGCTCGTGGGTTTTCTCCAGCGAATCGGGTTACTCCCACAGGTGACGACGTCACCAACACAGCAAGAGCTTTTCGCACCGCTTCTCGACACCTACATCGGTGTGGTCACAGAGATACCAACAGAAGAGCTTTTCGCAGAGCAGCCTCACTTGCGGACGGTCACGACGTTTATCGCGCGAGCGATATCATCAACCTCGTTGCACGTGTATCGCCGAGATCCAGATGGTGGCCGGCATCGTGTTCGCGATTCGGATCTTGCGAAGCTCATGCGCAGGTCATCGAAGACGGAGCTCATGCAGGACATGCTTAACGGATCCATTTTGGATCTGTGTCTGTATGACGAGTTTATTTGGGTGGCCATGGAAGATAGTGATTCAGGGGAGTGGGAGCTGCATAGGATTCCACCGACGTGGATCAGGCAACGCAAGTACGCAGATCCGTGGACGCTGGAATGGATGGGGATCATTGATGAGAAGACTGGGCAGCAGATCAAGATCCCAGCAGAACGCATTATCCACCTGCATGGTTACCACCCGACCTCAACATCTCGCGGGCTTACTCCCGTCGTTGCGCTTCGTGAGACGCTGAAAGAGCAGCTGGAATCAGCAGCATATCGTGGGCAGCTCTGGCGCAACGGGCCTCGACTAGGAGGCGTGATCACACGGCCAAAGGATGCGAAGTGGGATTCAACATCGCGCAAGCGGTTTAAGGCTGCATGGCAATCACAATACTCTGGGCGTGGTTCGGGTGCTGGCGGAACACCGATCTTGGAAGACGGAATGCAGTTCGTGCAAGCGCATCTCAAAGCACAAGACGAACAAGTTGTTGAGATGACCAAATTGTCATTACAAACAGTCGCGAGCATCTACCACGTCAACCCTGTGATGGTCGGTCTTCTTGATAACGCGAATTACTCGAATGTGCGCGAATTCCGACGATCACTTTATGGAGACTCACTAGGACCCATTATCAAACAAGTCGAGGGCGTGATTAATGAATTTTTGCGCCCCATGATTGCCGATGATGATGCGGTGTACGTCGAGTTCAATCTCGATGAAAAGCTGCGAGCCAGCTTTGAGGAAAAAGCGGCAGTCACATCAACTGCTGTCGGTGGCCCGTGGATGACAAGGAACGAAGCTCGTGCCATGAACAACCTACCGGCAATTGATGGGGGAGAAGACCTGATCACTCCTTTGAATGTCACAACGGAGAACAGCGAAAGCAATAACGATGTGGAATTGGAGGAAGAATCATGACTATCCACGTCGTCATAGGCCCTCCATGCTCTGGGAAATCAAGCTTTGTTGAAGCGAACGCTCCCGCTGGAATCGGGCGCTTCGATTTCGACAACATCGCAGGAACTGTTGCAGGACAAGATGTTAAAAACGCATCACCGAATCCAGTTGCCGATGCTGTGTTAGCGATGCGGCGCGGGCTTATGGGATGGATTCTTGATGGTGAACTTGATCCACCGGAGTTTTGGCTGATCAACGCACAACCGTCGCCAGCACTGATCGCAGCGCTGAGCGCACGCGGGGCAATGTTTCATCTTTGTGACCCAGGAATGGAGGAATGCCTCGCACGAGCTGCCAGAGACGGACGCCCACAGTCTGTCGAAGATCGTATTAGACAGTGGTACGACAATCCACCTGAGCTACCCAAGAAAGGAGGGCACGCAATGAAAACGAAAAGCTATGATGTTTCGATCGACGAGACACAAACAGAGGGAACAATCACCGCATACGCCAGCGTATTCGGAAACGTTGACTCCTACGGTGACGTTGTCATCCCAGGTGCTTTCGAAGAGACATTGAGCGAATGGCAGAAGTCCGGGAATACAATCCCGCTGTTGTACGGGCATGATTTCAAAGACCCGTTCTCTAACATCGGTGGGGTGACATCAGCTGTTGAAGATGCACACGGGCTTAAAATCACCGCACAACTTGACCTCGACAACCCCAAAGCGAAGCAAGTCTACAACCTTATGAAAGCAAAACGACTCTCACAAATGAGTTTTGCCTTCGATGTTGTTGAAGGCTCGTGGGGAGAACGAGACCAGCAGGAAGTCTACGAGCTGAAAAAGGTCAAGCTCTACGAAGTCTCTGTCGTCCCAATCGGAGCGAATCAGGAAACGAGCATCATCGATGTGAAATCAGTGGTAGCAGCAGAACTGGCTAATATCCTCGATTCACATCAACTAACAAAATCAATCAGCAAAAAGCCTCCTAAACAGGGGGCTTTTGCTCTATCTGCGCTCGATGCGCATCTCAGCATTTTGGAAAAGGAGAACCGATGAACCTCAAGGAACTACTCGCACACCGCGAGAATCTGATGGACAGCGCAAAGCGAGCACGCAGCGCGATCACCGATGACATGGACCCAGCAGACGCAACAAAGGCGGTGGAGAACGTTAAGAGCATCATCAGCGAGATCGAATCCACTGACGACGCTATTGCGGCGCGTCGAGGGGTTTCTGATGTCACACAGAAGCTCAAAGGCCTAACGGTCAACGAACGCGCCACCGAGAACGATTCTGCAGTCTCTCGTTCCCTTGGAGAGCACTTTGTTAAGGCTGCAGGAGACCGACTCAAGAACCAAGCAGCCGGTGCGCATATTGAATACTCGGTTCCTGAATATCAGGTGAAGGAAGATGCCCACAGCTCCCCGAAGGATCTCGCCGAGGGATGGGGAACTTTCTACCAGCGTGGCATCATCAACCAGCGGCGTGAGCGCCTTGTCGCTGCTGATCTGATGGGTTCGGCGGTCGTGACCGCATCGACAGTGAAGTACATCGTGGAAAAGGCTAACCGTATTGCGTCTGGTGCTCCGGCGACAGTCGCAGAAGGTGCGAAAAAGCCATATGTGAAGTATGCCGACTTTGATGTGGTCACCGACTCGCTGTCCAAAGTTGCAGCCCTGGCAAAGTTCACCGACGAGATGATTGAGGATTACGACTTTGTCGCAAGCTGGATCAACAACAATTTGGTCTATGACCTGTCCGTTGTGGAAGAAAAACAGCTGATCAACGGCGATGGCCGTGGCTCGAATATCAAGGGGTTGTTGAACCGAGAAGGCATCCAGACGCATAAGTCTGCAAAGCAAGCAGATTGGTTTAATGATCTGTTCAAAGCCAAGAACAAGGTGGCGCAGGCAACCAACTTGGAAGCAGACGGCATCATGATCAACCCCGTCAACTATGAGGCGTTGCGTTTAACCAAGGACGGCAATGGCCAGTACATCGCCGGGGGACCTTTCCAAGGCCAATATGGCACCGGGAACATCCTCATTGACCCACCTCTGTGGGGAATCAAGACAGTTGTATCCAATGCCGTTCCAGCAGGAACCGCAATTGTTGGAGCATTCCGCCAAGGTGCAACCGTTTTGCGCAAGGGCGGTGTTCGCATCGATTCCGCTAACACGAATGCTGACGACTTCGAGAACAACCTCGTCACGCTGCGCGCAGAAGAGCGCCTCGGGCTCATGGTGCCACTCCCAGCAGCATTTGTGAAGGTCACTCTCGAAGGAGCTGTAGAGGAGCTCTAATGCGGCGCGAATACGAAGTAACAACACCATATGGGCAGAAGCTAACGCTTGAAATGAGTGAAGACTATAAGGACGCACATTGGCCTGATGCCGTGCTGATTGAAGAAACTGCGGGAGGAGCCGTAGAGACCAAGCAGAAAACGCCAACACGGAATCGAGCACAGAAGCCAGAAGCCGACAAGTAACACGTACGGGAAAGGGGAACAATGAACGCAATAACCCCAACGCCAGGAATCGATCAAGAAGCCTTTGATCGCGCAGCAAACGCCATCCGCAGGCTTTGTGGATGGCACATTTTCCCCGTCATCGAGGAGACCATCACACTGGACTCTCCAGGCGATAGTCTCCTTGTACTTCCCACGAAACACCTCGTCGAGATCACCAATGTCACCATCGACGGAGCTACATGCCCGCTTAGCGATTTCCGAAGCAGTCCAGACGGGCTCCTCATTAAACGCCACGGGCGGTTTCCCAGAGGCATCGCGATGGTCACAGTCACCATGAAACACGGGTACGAGAAACCAACAGAGATCCTCGGAGTCATCAACGATATGGCACGACGAGCGAACGAATCGAACCTTACTCAGCTCAACGTCGGAGGGATCTCAGTCGGAGCAACAAACTCCGCCACGCCACAATCCTCTGAATGGAGAATCGTCGACGAACTACGCCTAGGACCACTGCCATGAGCATCATCTTCAACCAGCGAATCGAGATCATTCGCGCTGGGGAAAAGCGGTCTGTGTATTCGTCGGATGTCATGGAGGATTGGGATAACCCAGTGGTTTTCCCGGTGGAAGTTCCGGTGTCGATTCAGCCGGTTTCGTCAACAGAGTCAGATGCCACAGCGAATCGCAGCTATGTGGCATCGCGATTCAGGTTGTTTTCTCCACCAGGAACGGACATTCCACAGTTGAAAGCGAAAGATCGTGTGCGAATTGGATCGCTTGTCTTAGATGTTGTGGGCGATCCGGCACGGTGGCCGCATCCGCTTAGACCAGAGACTGTGCATCATCTGGAAGCAGACTTGGAGGTGCATCGTGGGTAAATACGACAAGCAATTTCAGCAGCTCAACCGTAATCCAAAGATCGCGCAGGCGTTGAAGAACCGTGCGGAGAAGACTCGTGCAGCTGCTCAGCGTATTTCTGATGCGGAAGGCGGGACAGCAAACTACCGCGTGGTCTCAGGTGTGCGTCCAGGAGGCCGCGCGTATGCCTATGTCGTTTCGGACAATCGTGATGAAGAATTCGGAACGGAGAAGACGAAACGAATCGGAGCGCTACGGAGGGCAGCACGTGGTGGATGAAAAAGCAGTGGTTATCCGCAAGCTAGCTGAGCTGGGGCTCCCAGTGTATTCAGAATTGCCGCATGATTTCGAAGAAAAGCGTCTGCCAGCGCTCTGGGTTCAGCACGTGGGGCCTGCAGCTAGGAGGCAGGCGATCAACTCTAGAGGGATTGATTACGTTGATCTTGATATTGATTTGTTCGTTTCTCTAGATATGTGGCACACAGGTGCAGCAATGGACCTAGCGCAGAAAGTGCGAACGCATGTGCATCGATTCCATGAGGGCATGCTCAAAGTCCTCGACACAGGGAGGCCAGAAGCGCGCCCTGATTTCAATTCCGTAATTCGCCGGTACGGCCTGACCATCACGGTCGCTGTGCCGGCTTAACCAATTTTTCCGTGAGGAGAGCAAGAACATGAATGATTTTGATATTGATACGTCTGCCGCCAATTACGCTGACGTACTTGCGTTGCTCGGCGTGACAGGAGCGATGTATTACAGCCCAAAGGGAACCGCAATGCCAGAAGGAATCGCAGCATTGAACCCACCACATGTGGATTTTGGCTGGCTGTCTGACGGAGGAATCACAGAGTCTCTGAACGCGGAACGAAATGACTGGACCCCATTTCAGTCAACGACCCCGATTCGTGGACAGGTGACTAAACAGGATTTCCAGTTCAAGACGGTCGTATGGTCGATCAGCGGTCTTGCGAATGCGCTGTACTACGGTGTGCCTGAATCAGACATGCGCTTTAATGAAAGCACAGGTGTCACTACCTTTGAACAGGGCAAGGAACTTCCACCGGACTTCAAGTTCGGCCTCGTTGTGGACATCGTCGACGGCAAGAAAGCTCGACGTCACTGCATGCCGAACGTCTCCGTGATCGACCGCGGCGACATTGTCTACAGCAAGGACGATCTCGTTGGTTATGAAATGACATTCCGCGCAAGTTACGACCCAGATGCTGGGTACTCAGTGCGCCGCATGTTCAAGGAAGGTTGGAAGCCAGGACACGCTGGTACGACTCTCACCGACGAAAACAAAGACGCATCGCTAGGTGATTGGTCGAACGCACTCGATGAATCCGAAGCCGGAAAACAGAGCAAGACCGTCACCTTGCCATCTGGCATCAACGGTGGCACGTTCACCCTGTCTGTCGCAAGCAATGCCACTGACGTACTTGCTTTTGATGCAACAGCAACTGTTGTGAAGAACGCACTTCGCAAGCTCGCAGGGGCAACAGAAGCAGAAGTCACTGGGGCTAAGGGTGGCCCTTATACCATCACGAACTTCACCGGAGCGCTAACAGCTAACGGTGGAAGCCTCACAGGCGGTGACTCCAAGGTTATCTCGATCAGCTAACCACCATGGCCCTACATTTTCATGGCAGACCGGCGTAGGGCCATACCTATAGGTCTGCTAACCCAATTTTTCATCACATCTATATAGGAGGTCTGCCATGACCATCGATCTCAACGCCATGCTCGCAAAGCGTGCAGAAGTCCTCGGAGAGGGAAACAAGTTTGATGTCACACTCGGTGACAAAACGTTCTACTTTGTTGCCCCTGAACTTGCATCATCTGAGTGGAATGACCGCCATCAGGCATTCCTCGAAGACATCCAAGATGGGCTTATGACATCGGCAACAGCGCGAGAAGAATTCCTAGAGCTCGCTCTCGAAGACCAAGCAGAAGAATTCGCCCAGGCAGCCGATGCAATCGGTATTGATCCATTCATCATTGCGCAAATGGCATTTCAGGAGCACGCCGAATCCGTGGGAAAAACCCAATCCCAGAAGTCCTCAAATCGAGCCCAGAGGCGTGCGAAGCGGCGCTAATCGCAGAATACGGGCATGATTATGTCGCAGCTTTCTGGCGTGAAGAAATTACAACCAGAAAGCTGCTTGCACTCATTGACCACCTGCCAGACAATTCAGCACTCCACAGGAGCCAACAGCGCGAGACATTCGACGGGCACCTGTGGAACGCCGAACTATCCATGATGTGGGAACTCGGTAACCTCATCAGAATCAACAATTTTCTGCTAGAACGCAGCCAAGCTAAAAACCCCAACCACGTGAAAGCCCCAAAGCTGAAACTCTATCCGTGGTCACCAGACCAAGACATCAAGCATTACGGAAAGGTGGACGAAGAGGATCAAGTCGACGCCGTGAACTTCCTCCTGGGTCTTGCCCCACCACCGCAATAAGAAGGAAGAACAATGGACAGCGACGCAACATATGTGCCGATTCTCGCCTCATTCGACGGCTTCTTTAAATCCATCGACACGAATGCAGCAAAAGCTGGACAGCAAGCAGCAACAACGTTTGCTGATTCAATGCAGCGCAATCTCCAAAAAGCAGAACGCGCAGCAGAAAAAGCCGGAACTGTCCTCGAACGCGCCCACAACCGCGCCGCAGACGCAGCAGCAAAAACCCACATCGAAGAGCTAAAACTCCTCGAAATTAAAGAAAAACAAGGAGCGAAAGCCTCCGAGGTTGCAGCAGCAGAAGCAAAAGTAGAAAAAGCGCGCCGGGATCAGGAGGCAGCTGATAAGGCTGTAGCAAAGGCTGCAAAATCGTTGGCATCTGCACAAGATGATGTTGCTAAAGCAACACAGCAAGCCGGCGATGCGATGGAGGTGGGTGCTGAAAAAGCTGGGCTGTTCTCGAAGATGACAGGTGGTCTTGGCGACAAGCTTGGGGCGTTGCCTGCGCTTGCTGCTGGTGCTGTTGCGGGGTTCGCTGGGTTTGCGGCGATCAAGGAAACATTGTTGGATGTTGGTTCAGCTTTTGATAGTGCTTATGACACGATCCGTGTGGGAACTGGTGCCTCTGGTGAAGCGTTTGCTGGGTTGCAGCAGTCGATGCGCAATGTTGCAGCCACGAACATCGGAATTGGCGATGATATGGCGGCTGTGGGAACTGCGCTTGCAGACGTTAACACTCGGTTGGGGTTGACTGGCGAACCGCTGGAGAAGATGACTGCGCAGATGCTGCAATTGCAGCACATGGGTGTCGATGCAGACATTAACGCAGTATCCCAGGCGCTAAATGGATTTGGTGTTGAAGCAGACGCGATGCCAGCAGCGCTTGATTCGCTGTTTCAAGTCTCGCAGGCAACTGGTTTGACGATTACAGAGTTGTCGAATTCTGCGGTTAAAGCCGGTCCACAGCTTCGGCAGTTTGGCTTCAGTATGGCTGATTCAGCAGCTCTTGTCGGCCAGCTCGATAAAGCAGGCGTTAACGCTGATGGTGTGCTGTCGAAGATGTCGAAAGCACTGACAACGTTTGCAGCCGAGGGTAAGGATGCACCAAAGGCGTTGAATGAGACGATCACCTCGATTGAACAGCTGGTCAAAGCTGGTAATTCTCAAGGTGCTATCAATCTTGCCGAAGGAATCTTTGGGGCAAAGGGTGCAGCGCAGTTTGTTGATGCTGTGCAAACTGGAACCCTTTCTGTTGAAGATTTCATGAGTGCGACAGGCGCGACAAATGACACAATTTCTGGGTTAGCTGCTGAAACTGCGTCTTTTAAGGAGCATTGGCATCAGTTCAAGATGCAAGCGATGCTTGCTATCGAGCCTGTGGCAACAGCAGTGTTTACCATGCTGACTCCTGCCATCCTCAATCTGAAAGATGGGTTTACCTCAGCTATCGAGTTTGTCGAGAACACCCTTGTCCCAGGTTTTAAAAAGATCCCAGATGTCTTAGAAACGATGTCGCAATGGATTGAGGAAAACAAAAACAAGTTGATTGGTTTTGCTGCTGCGATTTCTCCTCTTGTTGTGCCGTTGCTGTTAGGGTTGGCAGCGCAGTGGACTGCTACAGGAATTGCTGCATCGATCTCAGCAGGTCAGCAAGTCCAAGCGTGGATTGCGACGAAGATTGAGGCTGCAACCGCAAGTGCTGCACATATTGCTGCGTTGTGGTCAACTGGCGCTGGATGGATCAAAGCAGGTGCGCAAGCTGTACTCGGTGCTGGCCAGATTGTTGGCGCATGGCTGCTTGCTAAAGCCCAGTCGGGTGCATCTCTTGTGGCATCGATTGCTGCTGTGGGCCTTGGTTGGGTTAAAGCGGGCATCCAGGCGCTAGCTGGTGCTGCACAAGTTGCCGCAGCCTGGGTAATCGGACTTGGCCCCATTGGATGGGTGACTGCAGCAATTACTGCAGTAGGTGCTGGCCTTGTATGGTTTTTCACGCAAACAGAAACTGGCAAGCAGGCATGGCAGAACTTCACTTCTGCGCTGCAAGCTGGATGGGATCTATTCTCATCAGTACTGCAGGCAGGGTGGGAATGGCTTAAAGCTGCTGTGTTTGACGCATGGACAACACGCGTTGAGCAACTCAAAAACGGGTGGGAGACAACAACGAGAGACGTCAGTGCTAGTTGGGACTGGCTCAAAGACGTGCTCCACAGTGGCTGGATGTGGATTTCTGGCAAGGTCATCGGAGGATTCAAAACTGGCCTTAACGGGCTTAGAGATTTCTTCTCCTCTGCTGTCAACGGAATCACATCCACCTGGGCAATGCTGCGATCGGCACTGGCAAAACCGGTGAATTTCATGATCAATACCGTCTACAATAACGGCATTCTCAAAGCCTGGAATGTTATTGCAGGACTATTGCCAGGGCTGAAACAAGGCAATCCGCTCGAAGGTATCCCAGAGCATGCAATAGGTGGCCGAATCACAGGACCAGGAACCGGAACATCAGACGACGTTCTCATGTGGGGATCGAATGGTGAGCACATGCTCACCGCGAAGGAAGTCCAAAAAGCTGGTGGACACAATGCGATCTACTTCATGCGTGACCTCATCGCCAGCAAAACCCCATTCACGTGGGACGGCGGGACATTCATCGCAGAGCACCGCAAGGCTGTCAATGACTACGGCTCTGAGGTAAAACGCCGAGGAATCGGAAACGTTGACGACAACGGGCTATTCTCCATGCTGCCAAAGTTCAAAGATGGTGGAGAGATCCGCCCCATGTGGGAACTCCAACTCGAAAACGGACACAAAGCCGCACGATTGAGAAACGGCAATCCCTATACCTGGGGTAATGAGGATTGCTCAGGATATATGTCTATGATTGCCGATGCGATCCTTCATGGTGGCCGTGGCGTTCGCAGGTGGGCTACTGGGTCTTTCCCCGGTGGGCAACCCTGGAAACCAGGCCTTGGCAAAGGCTTTAGCGTCGGCGTGCATGACAACCCAGGAGGCCCTGGTGGTGGACACACCGCGGGAACACTAACAGGGGTGGGGCCCTATGCGACAGTCAACGTCGAATCGGGTGGTTCACATGGGCATGTTGCTTATGGCGGTCCAGCAGTAGGGGCTGATCACTCACAGTTTGCAGGAAAACGCCCAGGTCTTTTCCACCTGGGCATTGGTACCGATGGTGCTTTCGAACCAGGAGGCTCAGGAGGGGTATCACCGCAAGCACAGCGAAGCATGATCGCGAAAGCCTTTAACAAAGCGGTCAGTACAGTGATGGACCCCATCGCAGCACGACTGCCAACCTCACCACCTCAATGGCAAGAGGTGCCACGAGGCGCATACAAGTCTGGAAAAGACGCACTGATCAAAGGTGTCGACAATGTTGTCAACTCGATCGAAGATTCACTGGCAACCGTCTATCGAGGAATCTCAAAAATCCCGAACCTTCTCAAAGAAACGGGGCCGAGAGGAATCGAAAAGAAAGCAAAAATCTACGACCGAGGAGGCATACTTGGAACAGGTGAAATAGCAATCAACCACGGTGCCCCAGAGCGCATCCTTCCACCAGCACTGACAGCCAGCTTCGACAAATTCACCACTGTCGTGCCACAGGTCGCAGACCGATTCGGCATCATCGCAGACAAACTTCTCGGAACAAAAACCGGGGTGAACTCAACCGCGCCGGGAGGTTTGAACGCTCAAGTGGATATGAGAAAGCTGAATGATCAGTTAGTTGGTCTTCATGGTGTGGCCGATAGGGTGGCTCCTGTTCTGGAGACAGTCAATGCGATGGGTATTGAAGGGTTGAGAGGGCTCACGCACATCACAGGTGCGTGGAAGGATTTCGTGAGCGTGGAAGAGTCTGTGGCCAAGGCTGCAGAGGATTCGAGGGCTGCGAATGAAGCTTTGGCGACGTCGCGGAAAGAGCTTGCAGATCTTGAGCGTGAAATAGCGAAGAAGGGGCCGAACGCTAAGGATCAAGCAGAGGATTCAAAGAAGCTGGCAGATGCTAGGAAGAAGGTTTCTGATGCGGAGTCAAAGGCTGTAGGTTCTTCAGTTGCGTTGGAAAAGGCGCTGGGTAATGTTGCTGTCGGGCACATCAAGCTTGCTTTGGCTGTTGTGAGTGCTATTGCTGATATTGGTAAGGCAATCTCAGGAGCGTTTACTGCTGTTTACGAGGGGCAAGCGCGTGGCTGGGCGATGGTGTCACAGATGGCGGAAGAAGTTGAGAAGGGCCGTCAGAAGTTGTCGGAGATGCGCATTGAGAATGCGAATTTGACGATTCAACAGATTAAGGCGATCAACGATCTTCGGATTGCACAGTGGGATACGCACCGTGCAGCTTTAAACGGTGCGTTGGGTATTGCGCAAGCGCAAGCTGAGTTGGATAAGCGGCGTCGAGAAGGGGTCATGCTGGGTGCTTCTGGTATTGATGCTATGGCTCGAGCCATGGATAGGTACCGGTTGACAGGTGTTTTTGCGATTGAGGAGGTGACTCGCTATACCGAGGAGCAGCAGCGCAAGATTAAAGCTGCTGAGTGGAAGGTCCATGAGGCTCGGATCCAATCAGCAATTGATCAGCTTGATGCGCAAGGCAAAGTGGAATTTGCTGGACTAGCTGCTGCTGAGGCAACACTGAAGCAGCAAACAGCCGTACGGTTGCTTGAGCTCTCAGCGCAGAAGTTATCGGCGCAGGCGGCAGCTTTTTATGGTGTCACTGCCCAGGGTGCTACTGCGCTTGAGAGGATGAACCAGGGCAAAGCATTACAGGGCAAGGGTGCTAGTTCGATTTTTTCTGGCATTCTCAAAGGTCTTGGTGGTGCTGCTGGTGGTGCTGCCGCAGGCTTTGCACTCGGTGGTCCACTTGGTGCTCTTCTTGGTGGCGTCGGCGGTTTATTGTTAGGCGGAACAGGCCAAGTAATTCAGGGTATTGCTGAGGTCAAACAAGGCAAAACCCAGGAATCCATGTACAAAAAGTACGCGGAGGAAGAATTTAAGAAGCTGCCACCTGATGTACAAAAACAGATTCGTTCTGCTGGTGTGCTTGGTGGTTTTGGTTCTTTCTTTGGTGCTGATGGTTCGATGATTTCTTCTGTACCTTTTGAAGCGATGAAGATTCACAATCAATTTGCTACATGGAATCATGAGAAAAAGATTCAATCGCTGGAGCAGAATTCTTCGATCCAAGCTCAGCTATTGTCTGCTCAGCGAGCCAAGATTGAGCAGCGTCTTGCAGCTCAAAAGGCAGCTTTGGAAGCTGGCAGGGATGCTGCTGGTTACCATGCAGCAGCGGGAGAAACAGATAACGAGGGGGTGCGTCAAGCTTATGACGCGCTTGCACAGGATTCTGCGCGTAGAGCTCGCGATCTCGTTGAAACTGCACAGCGCGGGAAATCCCAGCTAGATGAAGTAATAGGCCGTCTGAAAGATCTAGCGGATCGATCATCGGCGATTTTTGTCAATCAAGGAATCAATCAAACTGTCGTGGTCAAACTCGAAAAGACCGGCAGGCTCCATACGGACCAAGACATGGCGAAAGCGCTGGAAGCAACGCTCAACGCGGTGAAAGGACTGGAGAGCCGTGTCGAGATAGTCGAGGCTGCTCGCGCACCGAGTGCATTGGAGGCAGCGCACTCGCAGCTTTAGGAGGTCATAATGCAGGTGATGTTTTACTCACCATCAGGTCAAAAGCTCTTTGGTGAAAATGGATCACCTGCATTCCTCCTGAAAGGGGGAATCGCAGATTTAAAAGGCGCCATTGAAGCACGAACAACAGTGATCCCAGAAGTACCGGGTCAGGTATTTGATGGGATCACAATCAAGCCTTTTACGTTCGGTGTGACCATGGTCGTGTATCCAACAGAAGAAATGCCAATGGAGAAAGCAATGCGCAAGACCAGGCAGATTTTCTCAGCGTTCGATTACTCGACATGCAGGATCGTTGGAACTGTGATCCCAGTGGGATTGAAAGTACGACTTGACTCGATCATCCACGCACCATCGCAGGACACAGCGAAGGGAATTGCAGAAGAAATCACGATCACACTCGCTGCTGATGAAGGGATCTTTTGGGCAGATCAACATGAAAACAGCGGCAAGACTGACATCGTTAACTCCGGTGACTGTGATCTTTGGCCAGAGTACCGATGGCAAGGAACCGCGACAGTCACATTGCCAAGTGGAGCAAAGGTCAATCTTCCTGAAACATCCACGCCGCGAGTCTTGCGAACGACACGCCACCAAGTGTCGATCACTGATCTGACTGGTAAGCCTGACCGCGAGCTGCTCAAAAAGCTCGGAACAGTCTGGCCGGAAGGTGTACCGAGGAAAGAAGCGAAGACATATGAGATCACTCAAAACGGTTACATCATGTGGCGTATTGGGTATCTAGATCCATGGGGGCTGTAAATGGAACTATCGCAGTGGGAGCAATTCGCAAAGCACCGATCTGCTGTCATCCGTGATTACGGGATGTGGATCGGGCTCATGGACAACAATATGAACCCGATCGTAGACATGCCAGCTCCTGTCAGCATCGATGCCCCTATCACCCGAATGGCCCCATCATCATGCAAAGCAGTATTCAAGACGCGAGTCGATGGGAACATCCACCCAATGGTGGACTACCTGATCGCTGAAAATCTTGCGAAAGTTGACGAGCAAGGCCAACTCATCGCAGCAGCACAAGACGCAATATTCCTAGCGATCGAAGTCGCGCACGGAATCAGAAATGTCTACAAAGGTGTCTTCACTGTTGCATTAGGAGACCAAGAATCCCCAACACTGCTCGAATTCAATGGGGTCTGCGAAATCCAATGGACATTGGGTGCACTCCCATGCCCATCAGCTCCCTATTCATGGACCGGGAAATGGGTAGTGCTAAATCAGGACTGGGCAGGAAAATGGTCCAAGACTAGGACCATGGCAGACATCAAAGTCGCAGAAGTTGCAGACGGATTCACCTTGTCAGGTGCTGCCGATATCACAATCGGAAACCTCATTAGCCAGTCGCTGCAAGCAATCAACACGATGCTTAAACCAAAAGGTCGAAGCTTGCCGATCGCAGTCAAGCCAGTCGCATCGAATCCAGCATCGCCACAGCTAGTGATCCGGCCAACGGACAGATTCATCTGGGACGAAATCAGCGATCTAGCTTTAGCAGCAGGTGTCATCGTTAAATGCAAAACATGGTGGCCCAGCGATCCTCCTGTGCCAGGGCTTGATCTGAAAGAACCAATCATCGTCATCGAGATCACTCAGGAGGCATGATGGATCCAGTAATTAAACTCGTCGCTCATGCACAAGAAATGTCCATGACAATCCCCAGACGACAAGCTTGCATGGTCTACGGAAAACTCAACGTCACACTCAAAAAAGGAGGCGTACAAGAAGAACGAGACAAGCGCGTCACAGACGGCTACGTCCACATCCCAGAGGACATGCCCCAAGGACGCTTCGATTTCGGATTCACCCGTGAAGACGCAGACATCAACATCGAAACAGGGCAATCAACCTACGAACTAGCCCTCGACACAGCAGCACGAAGAATCACAGGACAAGTCCTCTTCGAACAAGACATCATCGCGCCGGGCTTTGGCGATTGGCGACCGCTGATTGATTTTTCGTGTGGGGACCTTGTCGGTATCCGCGTGTGGGGGAAAGAGCTGGTACTGCCGGTCACATCGATCACTCGCGAAACAACAGGGTGGCGTGCGCACGTTGGCGGGCAGCTGATTAATGATCGCCGCAAAATCATTTCTGAGAATCGAAAAATCCTGGCCGATATTGATTCTGAACGGCGTGAAAGGTTGACTGAGGTCACGCGGGTCTCTGAGATCGCAGAAAAGGCGACATCAACAGCAAAAGAAGCAGATGAAAAAGCACAAGAAGCTGATGGTAAGGCGGTGGCTGCGCAGGAGACCGCGGAGGATGCTTTAGCAAAGTGGCGGCAGCAAAAAGATGAGCTTGATGCTCTCCAAACCCGGCAGATCAAAGAGCTTGATGCTCAGAATAAAGCTTTGCGTAGGCTCGGGGATCTTCAGGAACCGCTTGCTGGTTCGATCAGTGACTATGACGCTCTGATATTGGGGCCGGTGAAGATTACTTATCCTGCTCGGAACAAAATTGATTTTGAGCTCCTACCAGGACAGAAGTTTGTTTCTGGTGCATCGGTGTTGGTGAATGCTCGCGTGAATGCGATTTCGCAGTACACGCACAGCTTCCCGATTAGATTAACGGCATCTCGACCGAAAGCGTCTGGGGCGGTTGGGTGGGCAGAAAACTACGCTGAGGCATCCATTCTGGTGATTCCAACTGCGGATTTTTCAGCGATCCTAGCGGAGGAACGAGCAAAGCGAGACCTTACCTAATGAAAACGCTGTATAAGGAAAGAAAAATATGAGTGGTGTGAAAATTAAAGGAAAACTTAAAAACATTACGATGAAACCATCGACCATTCGGGAGGTTTGGATCAGACCGCCTTCCACCCGGCCAGGGGCTGAGGGACTTATCGTGGATGAGCCAGTGCGTGTCTTGGTGGATGCCGCCGGTGAATTCACCGTCGATCTTGCACTTGGGGCTGGTGTCTTAATCTTGATTGGCCCGGGAGGCATAGGGCGTGAGTCCATTCCGATTTTGGTGCGAGAAAACACCGTGACGATGCGCCAAGCCGTCGAGGATGCTGAGGCTTTTTCTCCAGACGTGCATGATCATTTGGCTGAGCTAGCTAAGGAAACCGCCGATAACCTTGGTGAGGCGCGCAGGGTACGAGAACAGACGATTGCGGCA